GCGGTTGTCAAACCGCGGTCCACCTCCTCCTATTGCTAAGAGAAAGGGACCCAGCCGACATTATAAGCAAGCACTCCATCACGAGGAATTAAACCCCCAGTGGCAGAGAAAGTCCAACCTCTCCGGTCGGACGTACTTACTCCATAAGTCGCACTAGCTAGGATTACTTCGGGACTAAAACTTTCGAAGCTGACTCGACGCCAGCGACTAGGCTTCAATGCCCGAAGATACCGTATGGAGTTTCGCACGCGGAACGTCCACCGCACTTCATCGTCATGGATGACGATGTCACCGAGGCTTTTAGGGCCCCGGCAAGATCTAACCCTTGTGGGGATATGATCAAGTACAGTGAACCAAGCACGACGATTGACAGCCACGCCCGCAAGGGCAAGTCTATCAAACAACGCACTAATTCCGTTAGCAAGACTAACCATGTCTTGGGGTCCATCAACCGACTCCTTCAGAAAGAACGGGCGTACAGGCTTCCCTAAAAAGAAGTCTGCTCCACAACTCTCTCTGAAGTTATCATCGCCTGAAAAGGATTTCTCCTCATTCAAACGGAAGCCGAGGAACTCTAAGACCGACTTCAAGGGCTTGAACACTTCGTCTCTCACTATGATGTCATCACCAAAGGTGTAGACATCAAAACCAAGTAATGCTTCGTACCCGAGGATTTCCTCTGATACTACGCACGAAATGGCAGCGAAGATTATCGTCTCAAGCTCAAACGTGAAGCCGTTTCCCATGCTCGAAAATTTCTCGAGCATGACCCACCGACCATCAACCAGCGTTTTCGGGCTTCGCAGCCCGTCCAACTGATCGTGCCATAGATGGGGTATGAGGATCTTGACTAGAGTCCTGCATACTGTGTCGCTAGCATTTGAGAGGTCAAGCGTTGCGAAACGCTTGTCGACGGAAGATACTTCGGCAACCTGCCTATGTATCTCCTGGGCCGTATCCAAGTCCCAGCCGGTCTCCTCACGGAGACGCGACCTTAGCTCTTTCCCAAGAGCCAATTGATAAAAGACATTTATATCCGGCTCCGCCGCAATGGCGCGCATGATTTTAGATGTCTTCGGAACCGTTGCGAAACGATTCCCTGGGACAAAAGATAACTCTCCGTGGTTTGCAGCTATAGCGCTGCCCCACTGACTCCCTAACCACTGTGGTAGGAAGTAAATGGCACCACGAGTCAATGACGGGGCTATAGACATTTTGTCGGGTACAGTGGTTCTCCCGCTTTTCACGAGAAACGTGCTCCCCGGTCCGAACCGTCCGACCAAAAGGTCAGGCGGCGCGCGACCGATCCAAGACTCGATTTTTCTGCGGATACGTTGCAGAACGCCACGTATCCGGCCTTCTGGAGTCCCGTCCCATTGCTGGAACAGGAGGTTTTCCTCCAGATAAGGCTCGAGCCGGATGTTGGAAAGATGACAATCCCTCTCGCCCTCCCACCACTTCTCGAGCGCTTTTTTACGGCGGTCGAGGGTAGTTGGCAGTGGTTCAAACTTCCGCAGGAAACCTGCAGCAGCTGAATCACGGGCGTATAATGAAACGTCATCATAGTAAGCACGTGGATCCGGACTCACGTCCGCAATCCCATCCCAATCCCCGTAGCGAAGCATAATAGCCAGCTTTAAAGACAAGGATGTGTCGAGGCCCTCAAACAAACGAAGGGCAACCAACGTCAAGTCACTTGGCAGTTGATTAGGCATATTCGGATGCTGGACTTACGTCGCAGCATACCCCGCGTAGGCCTGGTCTTTGGTCAACTGGTGGGCAATCAGATTGCAAATCTGATGCACCGCTTCGTTGAGATCGCCGCCAGGAATTCCGACAGGAAGCACGAACACACCATCAAAACGCACTGCGTCTTTGGATTGGTACAGCGTTGTGGTCGAGTCTTGAACGGCATAGGGGAACGTGGCTTTCACCATGAACCTCCGTGCAGTCTTCGGACCGTTCCACGCGGCTGACGTCTGCAGAGACGAGCGCATTCCGTTCGGCTTTGCAGCCGCTGCACCAGTATCTTGGCGCCAGTAAGCGGGAGAGTTATCACCCGCGCTGCCCGACAGACCGCTAAACGCGATGTCGGTGGTACCGTCTGCTTTTTTGACGGTGAGAGTTGCGATGGCAGGCATCGTAGACCTTTTCTGAGTGCAAAATGCACATCGGTTGAGTTATCGCCCTTTGAGTTGCAAGGTCAGCAGCGAGACGGCAGAAGCCGCTCGTCGCCAACCCCACACCTTGTAGGGGCGGACATGAAATTCTGGGCCAGAAACACCCAGCGATCTAACCATCCACGTCAGAAGTGCCTTATACTCGTGATGGAATGAACCATCAGTCCTATATTGGTAAGCTTCCTGGCCTTCCGGAAATACCCAGGTAAAGTAGTGATACTCCCCTGTATACTTCCATGTGCTTTCAGCTTTGACGGAACGGGTAGTCCACGGATTCATAACCGTGAGTCCGAGAAAGTCCGTACCCTGGGCGAGGAACTGCTGCACATTCAAGAACCAATCCACTACAAAAGAGTAGGGGATGAGTTCCCAAATGATCGTAGCCGGGTTGACTAAACCCATGCTATTAGCAAGATAGAGATTAGGATTGTTAATCGCAACCTCCATACCCATGGAGACAGAAGGATCCCCTTTCCAGTCGTGCATCTGGATTGAATGGTGGGCAAAAGGGTGTATGTTTCCGGGTTCGTCAAGTTCGACGAAGGATCCGGGAACCACAACACCTCTGTCCTTAACCATCACTCGCAGATGAGTAGACTTTAAGGGATTCTGCAGGTGATCGACTGCCGAATAGATGTCCTGAACTAAGGGACTCCATCCGAAGTGGAACTCCAGGTAATTGCGCGAGAACGAGTGTTTGGTAGAAGCTCCTTTTGGGAGCGACGCCATTCTCAGTTCACTTGCAGCACCTAAGAGATTTCCACGAGCCAGTTGCCGAGCAAATTTCAATATTTGCCCGGTTCTACCCAAAATCATTCGGATAGATCGATCAGCCTCGAGAAGATTCACGGCCACTTCAGCACGGCTGCCAATTGCGCTTTTAAGACGCTCATAGGCACGGCTGTGTAGACCAGGAAATCCCCACCAGTCACTCATATCCCAAGCGACGGCATTCGAAGGACTCCCGCCAGCACCGTTCCCCACTTGCATCGTGGTGTAAGCCACTCTGCGTACATAGGGAAGAGGTTGGTTGACGGGCTTCGTTTGCTTATACCGCTCACGGTACGAGTAATGAAGTGAGGAAGACTCCTGATCTACAATGGGACCGAAAACCGGCGCTACCATTTTCTTCTCCAGTGAAAGTGATAAACACCTCCGCTAATCAGCGGTGAGAGATGGTGTCAGCACCAAAAGACTCCTTTGCAGGAGGCTTCTGACACAAGGCGCACCAACACGCCGAAGGTTCAAGACGATTAAGTCCAGAACCAGAAAGATCCCCGCGAGCCGCCGACGAATCCGAGATCGTTTGCGTTACCGCACTGAGTAGCAGTTGTTACACTACTACTCCATCTCCGCGTCCAGGTTCGGGAATATTAACCCGAT